GCTTAAGTCTATCTTTAAACTTATCAGAAGATAATGTTTATACAATATCTATTGATGGGATGGAATATGGTGGGTATTTATATTCTTTCTCTAGTACCGATATTAAAGAATGTTATGATAAGGTAGCGTACTTTATTGAATGTTTGGATGATAGTGATAAGTTCGTCGGTTTATTAGAAGATATACTTAATGAACCTTTTGAGGTTACTAATGATTAAGTTTGATGATATCTATAAATGGTATTGTTCAATGGGGAAACCTAATAGGGAGAAAGTAAGGAAGATGAACGACCTTCCTTGTTCCCTCCCATTATTAGAAAGCTTGTTACCTTATTTTACCAAAATAGATAAACCAATAATTAAACCTATTAAAGAATATAAAAAGGAATTGTCAATGGTAGTTACTTCTGATTGGCATATACCTTTTCAAGATAATGAAGTATTAGGATTATTTCTAGACTTCCTAGCAGAATATCAACCTGATGTATTAGTCCTTAATGGTAATATTAATGATTGTACGAGCTTCAGTTCCCATCCACGATTAAGAGAGCTAGCTAATGCTCTAAGAGATGGGAAAGAAGAAAGAGAACAATGGTTTGGTATAGCAGAGTTACTAAGGTTAGCTTTGCCAGAAAGTAGAATAATATATATTGGTAGTCAATGCCATGAAGGTTGGATTAACAATTGGGTTCAATCATCCCCAATACTTGTAGATGATTATAACTATACTATACCAGGTTGGTTTAAGTTAGATGAATTTGGTATAGAATATGTAGATGAAGTATATGACCCTATAGGGGATGGTACATTACTTATCTCCCATGGGACAATAGCTAGAGGTAAAAGCGGAGCTTCCGCTATGGCTAGCTTAGAAATGGAAGGTACATCTACTATAGTAGGTCATACTCATCGCTTAGCTCAAGTATATAAGACTACAGCTAGAAACGAGGTAGTTGGTATAGAAGGTGGTTGCCTTTGTCAACGTACCCCATGGTATCATCTAAAAGGTAAACGCCTAATGATGGATTGGCAACAAGGATTTGTCCTTGTAAATATAAAAGATAATTCGTTCTCTACTCAATTAGTTCCAATTATTAGAGATGGTAATGATAACCCCTACTTCTGGGTTGGGAAGGAGAGATATGAAGGTAGAGATTGATGATGAAGAATATAAGACGGTATATATAGAGCGTGATGATATTTGTATGTACTGTGAACAACAATATGGTTGTCCGTTAATTGAATGCTTGGCTAATGGGTTAGTTGAAGCGACGAGCGGTGGAATTAATGTATTAGATTGTGCTCATTACAAGATGTTCAACGGACAATAGAATTATAGTAAAAGGTGGGCATAACTTCTCTCCTCCTTTCTTACGATAAATCCCTATTTAAACCTACGGGTCGCCCACCTACCTTGTAGGCGGAGGAGAATATGACTTACGCAGAATTAGACGAGAACAAACAAAAGTTTATAGATAGATATTTAACTACATTAAATCCTACAACCTCTGCTATAGAAGCTGGGTTTGATAGAAAGAATGCAGATAGTATTGGTCTTAAACTTTTAGCTAATGAAGAAATTAAAGAAGCAATTGCTGAACGTCGTTCAGAACTAAATGCAATGATAGATGATATCCAATTTGAGAAAGAAGACTTAATGAGGATATATTGGGACATGTTTAACGATGCTAAGAAGAAAGGTAAGCTTGCAGATGCTAGAGCAATCCTTGCTGATATAGCTAGATATAATGGGGTAAATCCTGATGAAGTTAAGAAAGAGATTGCAATACTTAACTTTAATCTAGATGGTGATAAGATTTAATAACGTTTCCTCGGAACGTATAACCGAGGGTCAGGCGGATAGGTGTAACAGATGCATATAGGGCTCATACCCCTGTGGTAGTTGGTGCGACTCCAACATCCGCAACCAATTATGGTGACGATAGTTCAATAGTAGAATTACTGATTGTGACTCAGTAGACGAAGGGGCAGTACCTTCTCGTCACACCATTTTATGAAAAGTGAGACAAGGTAGTACCTTGGTAATGAAATGTGCACTTAGTAATTACCCACAGGTTTTCTAGTTTACTGGCGGTCGTGGATTACAAACTAGACTAGCTTATGCTAGAGGGAATTTGAATAAAGGTTGGAGAGGATAGGGTAGCTCCCGAAAAGATATATTCCGAATATCTTTCCTCTCTTTTATATATTTCGGAAAATACTACGGAGGTATTATATGACAAAGATTTACGAGATTAATTCTAAGAAGTATGGGAAAGTAGAAGTACTACTTGATGACGAAGATTACAATAAGGTTATTAGAGAACCATATAGTCTATCTATAACGTACGATAAAACAATACATAATTTCTATGTAGCTTTTACAAAGAAACCAAAAGGAAGCTCCTCTAGGTTACTTCATAGGTATTTATTAAACCCGCCTAGAGATTTAACCATAGACCATATAAATAGAAATCCATTGGACAATAGAAGATGTAATCTTAGGATATGTTCACAATTTATAAATAATCAAAACCAATCACATAATACATCTGGTAAGGTTGGTGTAAGTTATTGCAAAAGAGACAAGAAATATAAAGCATATATAAAAGTTAACGGTATACAAATTAGCTTAGGATGTTATAAAAACTTTGATGATGCTGTTAAAGCTAGAGTTAAAGGTGAAAGAAAGTATTTTGAGGAGGTGAGATAAATTGGTACAGGTGACATACGAACTACTTCCTGCACAGCAGGAGTTTCTACAATTAGGCAATCATGACTCTGATATAGACGTAGCCCTGTATCAGTGACGTTCTCGGTGGATATGGGAGCGGTAAAACATTCTCTGGTAGTTTATTAGGAATTATACTTGCTCTTAAATATCCTGGTATAAGAGGATTAGTTGGAGCTCAAACATATATTCTTGTAAGGGACACTACATTAGTTAGTTATTTCGAACATCTAGAAAAGATGGGGTTACAAGAAGGTGTAGATTTTAATTATTTAAAAGCAGAAAGCAAATTAGTATTTAGTAATAAATCTGAAATACTATTCCGCCATTTAGAAGAACCAGATAAACTTAAATCTCTAAACTTAGGGTTTGTTGAATTGGAAGAGATGAGTGATGTGCCACGAAGCACTTTTGATATGTTATTAGGTCGTCTTCGTCAAGAACGCAAACCAGAATGGGGAAATAAGTTTAAGTACAGACTATTCGGTCATACTAACCCACAAGAAACTAAAGGTTGGATATACGAATACTTTGTAGATAATAAGCCGAGTAATTATCGTAGAATAATTGCCCCTACTACAGAGAATGCTAAGAACCTACCTAAAGGTTTTATTGAGAGTATGGAGCAAAGATATTCAGAAGAATACTTTAAACGTAACGTACTCGGTGAGGATATGAACTTTATTAGTGGGTTAGCTACTAAAGGGTTTAACCGTTCAGATAATCTTAATAGTACAATAGAGATAGATAGAAGTAAACCATTATACATCGCATGTGACTTTAACACAGACCCTATGTGCTGGTTCTTAGTACAACATTATAATGGTAATATCTATATACTCTATGAGTTAGTAGAAAACTTTACCGATACTCTCCACATGAGTAGATTAATGGGAGAGTTATTAACTGAGACAGGTTTTAAAGACCATCAGATAATTGTTACTGGTGACTGTTCTGGTAGATATGAAAAGACTACTGGTAGTGATTATAAGATTATGAGAGCAGAATTCTCAAGGATGGGATTTAGTAATGTAAGTTTTGATGTAGGTAAATCAAACCCTCCAATATCTTATAGGTATAATTGCTGGAATAATATGATGAGAGGTACAGACGGAGTCCCCCATATATTTATCCACCCAGATTGTAAGTATTTAATTTACGATATAGAGAACCTAGTTCAAGAAGAGGGGACTGGGAAACCGAAAAAGCCATCTACTTATCAAATTAAGAATGACCCTAAGGCAAAGTATTTAACCCACCCTACTGACGCTTGTGGATATGTAGCAATGAGATATTACCCTATTAAGAAAGAAGAGTCTCCAACAACTACATACCAAGGTGTAAAGAAAGATGTTTTTGGTAGAAATAAATATGAATATAAGACAGGATTAAGATGAGATTTTATTATTACAAAGACAACAACAAGAAAGAAGTTAGAAAGATTGATAGAGATACAATCTGTTCTGACATAGATGAGAAAGCTAAACTATGGGCTCAAGATGTAGAAGAAGTTAGAGAAGACTATGAGAGAGTAGTTAATGAAATATATCCTTCTACTAATCAATACAAAGACCAAGTTAAAATGATACCTGATGTTTATGAGCAACGTCAATCATTAAAAGCAAATATCTTTAAAGCAACATACCAGAACTATGATGGTATGTTTGATATAGAAGGTCTTGACCCTGAGAGTCATGAGCTTAGTGCGATGTTGAAATCTAGCTTAGTATATGATTGCTATAGAATAGATTTAAAAACAACTTTAGACCATATCCTAGATGATTATATGGATAAAGGTGAAGCTGCTTGGTTCTCTCATTGGACTACTAAAGTAGAACGTAAGAGAGTGCAAGAAGAAGTTCCTATACTAGATGAGAATGGTGAGCTTATTGATATTCAAATAGAGAATAGAGCTCATGATGAAATAGTTTATGAAGGGGCTGATATAGAACGTATCGACCCGTTAAACTTATTCTTCGATAAGAGCCAGAAAGATAGATGGGAAAGTTGTGGTAAGATATATAGAGAGTTTGTTCCATTATCTTATATATTAGCAAATAAAGATTATAAACTTACTAGAGATGAAATAGCTGACTTAAAGGAATGCGTATCTAAACATGAGAAAGAAACTGTATATGATTATGCTGATGCATATCATAATGTAGATACGAAGTTTATCGGTACATCTGTAGAAGTTATGGAATATTACGGAGACTATATGATGCCTAATGGGGATATAGCTCGTAATGTTATTATAGTAGTTATAGCTGGTAAGTACCTAGCTAAACTAGATGAAAGTTTATATCCTGTATGTCCTATTGGATACGCTTGTTATAACGAAAGACCAGATAGCCGTAGAGGGCAGACCCCTCTTAAACCAGCATTATTATTAAATGAATTAGAAAACAAATGTATGGATTTAACTATGGAGTCTTGGTTATTAACTACCAACCCTCCTGTAATGGCTCAGAAAGGTTTCATTAACTCAGGCATTATATATGAACCTGGTGGTGTTATCGAATACAATGTTGATACATTAGACGACCCTGGTCGTATGCCACAACCGTTAAACTTCTCTGCTGGTCTTAGAGGTTTTGACTTCCAAGATTTCTTCAAAAGAAAGATGGAAGGTGCTACAGGCGTTAGCCCTTATATGCAAGGTACTGGAGGATTAGGTGGAGTTAGAACAGCTGCTGAGTCCACATACATTTATAGTGGACAAACTACTAGATTATCCAGAGAAGCTGATTTATTCTCTAGATATATTATAGTTCCAATCATTTGGGCTATATTTAAATTAAAGAAAGAATACCAAACTACTAATGATGTTATACCAGTAATTAAAGATGGAATAAAGGAATTCTATGAAGTTACTGAACAAGTTCGTAACGGTCATTATGTATTCATGATAGGTAATGCACAAAACTCTGTAGAGAGAGAACAATCCGTAATGAAGTTATTCCAACTTATGGGTAGCCCTGCATTCCAATCTATAGTACAAAGACCAGAATTCCCTGCTGGTGATTTCTTTATTTGGTTATTAAATGAATTAAATTATCGTCAGATAAATACACTATCTCATGCTCTACAGATATCTCAAGCTATTAGACAAGAAGCTAACAATAGAGGTATCCCAGAAGGTAAGGTTGGTCAATATGTAGACCAAATGCAAAGAGGTATTAAAGGCGCTATTCCAGAGTTCGCTAATATATTAGATGAGCAAAGAGATGATGGTCAGATACCTCAACCTAGAGAAGTGGCAACGGATGTTAAAGATGATATGTATATACCAGAAGGCATGGATATGCCTGGAATAATAGGAGGATAAGAAATGGTAGCAAAAAGTTTTTTAGAAAGTAACGCAGAAAAGAAAGTTAGTTCTGAAAAAGAAAACAAAGAATTTAAAGAAATGATGTTACAATACAAAGAAGACTTCGAAAAGTTTAGAAAGCTTTGTGATACTCAAGAATGGAAAGATTGTAGAGACTTCATTAAAGATGAGATTTATAAAGGTCTAGCAATTAACCCTGGTGAACCTGGAGTAGGTGACTGGTGGTGTAAATATTGTTGGGGACTTAAATGTTTTATCGAAAGAGTAGAGTCCCATGCTAAGAAGTATGATGAAGCTATTGTAGAATTAAGTAAATAACGGAGGTATTAATGGTAGACGAAATTACAAATCAACCTGGTACTGAAACTCAACCTACTGGTGAAGTAGTTGAAGAAAATATCAACCAAGGTCAAACCCCAGCGGATGTTCAAGATGAAGGTCAGCAAGGTGAAAATAGTAATGGTGAACAACAAGGTCAAGAAGGAGCACCTACCGAAGCTCCTAGTGAAGAGCCAACTACTCAACCAGAACCAACATTGGAAGAGCTTAAGGCGAAGATATCTCAATATGAATTGAGAGACGAAGAAGATAGAATGCTGAGAGAGCGTTTAGGTATTCAGGATGTAGACCAACGAACATTTGACTATATGAATATCGACCAACAAATCGTAAATGAAGGTAAGCAAGTATACCTTAGATTATGTAATGAATATGGTATTGATGCTAACCCAGATAGAATAGACGCTAGTATTCAAGAACTTATGAAGACTGACCCTGCTAAAGCTTATGAATTTCAACGTAGGTTTGATAACTTAAGTAATGAAGTAGTTGCTAGAAGACAAGAGGTTCAAAATCAAAATGCTGTATATGAAGTAAATAAATTCGAGAATGATTATAATTCTATACTTACAGCATCCCCTACCATATCGAGAATAATGCAAGAGTACGTTCAGAACTATGGTACTAGAGGTAACATCTATAACCAACTGCAAAGTGTTATGGATATAATCATGCCAGCTTACCAAGAAGCATTTAATGCGGGTCGTATGTATGCATTAGAAGATAAAGCAAAGA